CCCTGCCGGTATTTCTCAGGAGAGCATAACAGGGACAGGTTCACGCCTGACATATTGTGCCAGACCGAAAAGAAATTAAACCCCTCCATGGTTGAGGACAGTATCACGCCATCTGCGTTAATTCGGAAAAATGAAATGTCCAACCCCGGCCAGGGGATTATTTGCCCGTGCCGTTGGGAGCTTCCCCCCGGCGGTCCCTATCCCCCGTTTCCCCTTCGGCTTCTTTTAATTCATCGAGTAAAAATCTTTTTATTTTTTCCATCTTGGCTTTTTTGCTTTTTTCAATCTTTAAGAGGATGCAATTGATTTCATAGGCCAGGCCGTCCGGGTCAAATTTGTCAATTATGTCGTGGTGGTCTTTGTGTTTCTCATAGAGTTTTTTCTTGATATCGTTTGTGGGTTCGGTGCGGCCTTCCATTTCTGCTTATTTGACAAAAAGGCAAAATAATTGTTGACATCTTCACTAAATTGAAATAAATTGAAGCCATGATGAAACAAAAAGACATAGCGAATACATTAAACATTTCTGATGCACTGGTCAGTCGGTTGTTGAGCGGAGAAAGGAAAGTATCGTGGCCAATGGCTGAACGGTTATCGAAGATGTTTCCAGGACGGTCAATATCTGAATGGAAACGGGCCAGCGTTGAAGAAATAAAACAAGCGTTCAACCAAATTGAAAAAGGAGCAGCATAAATGCTGGAACCGAACAATATGGCCAATGAACACACAATAACCTTTAAAGTATCAGAAAATTTCAAAAACCTACTTGGTAGGGCTGCATTTGATATTGATAAGGGTATGAGTGAGATCATCAGAGCGTGTATTTTACTTTCAATAGATACCATAAAAAATTGTCCTTCCTTGGTCCACAGAATACAGCTTGAGGACCGGAAAGACAATAATATCAATGTAAGACAAAGGTAATACTATGTATCGAGCGAAACAATTAAGCCTATTCCAAGGTGTATCAGATGTCACAAAGAAAAAAGAAATGGATTTCTTTGGTATCTGTAATACCCGGTTGGCTCAAAGGAAGTTTCAGTCATACATAAAGCAGGTATACCTTTGTGATGTTTTTTGCGGTGATGGGCAGAATGTTATAAATGGTGAGATTCTTTCCGGCAGTCCTGTAAAAATGGCTCAAGCAATAGAAGGATCGGGTATCACAGAGACAAAAGATGTTTTCCTAATCTGTTCAGATATCAGGCGTGATGCAATTACAAAGCTAAATGAACATTTCAGTAGTTCCCAATATTCTTTTAATCACGCCATTATCCAAAAGACAGCCAGCGAACAAATCAAATATATCCATCAGGCGGCAAGAGAAGATAGGGACGCACATTTTATTGTAGTGGTGGACCCCAACGGGCCAAAGGCGCTTCCCTTTGAAGAAATTGAATCAATCGCAATGGATCAATCCATAACAAAAAGAGTTGATATCATTGTCAATGTTTCAGCCACATCAATAAAAAGAATGGTCCAACACAGATTATCCGCAGGAGCAAAATATGAATGGTGGATAAAAGCCGTTGAATACCTTGGCAGAGACTTTTTTCAAAGGTTGGCTCGTCATTACAAGGGAGCTTGGATAAGACAACCCCTTGGAGACAAACAAGGATGGGTAATGCTGGCATATTTTAATTGGAGTCCGCCAAAAAACGATTGGAGCAAGGCAGGGTTTATAAATCTTAATTCCAAAAAAGGGCAACAAGCACTTTTATCATACGAGGTGAAAGAATGAAAATGACCAACAGTATCACAGATAATTTAAAACCACACTGGATGGCAGACTTAATGCCAATGATGCCAGAAAAAGAATTTAACCAATTAAAAGAGGATATATCCGGTCTTGGTCAGCTTGAGCCTATCTTAATATTCAACGGTGAGATTTTAGACGGCAGGCACAGGTACAGAGCTTGCCAGGAGCTTGGTATTGAGCCTTGGGTAACAGAGTTTGATGGCGGCATGAGTTTAAGCGATGTGATCAGGTCTTTGAATGTTTACAGACGGCATTTAACACCTTCACAGAGAGCCATGGTTGCAGCCGAATTGCTCAAGCCTTATGAAAAATTGGCGAAAGAAAAGCAGATTGAAGCTGGCGGCGATAAAAAATCGGTTTCGGCAAATTTGCCTAAAGCGATTGAATCAAACATCATAGACATAACCCCAAAAGTTCACGCCTCAGAGCTTGCAGCGAAAGAATTAAGTGTGTCTGGTAGATCCGTCCGGGATGCCAAGGTCGTCTTAAACAATGGGACAGAAGATGAAAAAGAGGCGGTAAAACAAGGCAAGGCGGCTGTCTCAACAACAGCCAAGGTTGTTAGAGAACGTAAGCAAGAAGAAATCAAGAAGCAAGCCCCTGTAAAAAAACTCAATGCCACAAACGACAACATCAAATGGTCAAAGTGGTCTTGGAACCCAGTAACCGGCTGCCTGCATGATTGCCCATACTGTTATGCCAGAGACATCGCAAACAGGTTTGACGGTCATTTTAAACCAGCCTTTCACGCCGACAGATTACAGGCTCCAGCAAGCACGGCCATACCAGAGCATAGAAAGAATGAACCCGGCATTAATAATATTTTTGTGTGCTCAATGGCGGATCTGTTCGGAAAGTGGATCCACCCTTCCTGGATAGAGCAAGTAATTAATGTCTGTGAAGAACAGCCACAATGGAATTATCTTTTCCTTACCAAAAATCCTGACAGATATCTTGAATTTCATTTCCCTGAAAATTGTTGGCTTGGCGCTTCTGCCACAAATCAAAAACAGTTTGACAGAGCCATAGAAACTTTCTCGACCATTGATGACAATATAAAATTTTTGTCGTGCGAACCGTTGAACGAAAAAATTGTTGTCGAAGAATTTACGCATTATGAAACGCCAACAAACGAACTTTCTTGTATTGATTGGTTGATTATTGGCGGGCGCTCAAAAAATTCTAAGATGCCAGCATTTCAACCGGAATGGGAATGGGTCGAAGAGCTTTTGGTGTCTGCAAGGATGGTTAAAATACCAGTTTATTTCAAAACAAATTTAACAGTAAGACCGGAAGAATACCCAAAATGAATAAACCCGACTCTTCCACTCCAGGAAACAGCGCCAACGATCTCTATGAGAGTATCAGAGGGCCGGAATACAAGGGCGGCGGGGCCATATTAACAAAAGGGCCTGATCGACTATGGAGGCTGATCAGGCCCAAAGGGGGAACAAAATGGAATTAACCAAATACAACGAATGTTATCACTGCAAAGAAAAAAGAGAGGTCCAGGGCAATGCACACATTAAATGTAATAACCCTGACCCGGACATGACAGGAAACGCACGGGCCAGGTCAAGAGGATGGTTTTATTACCCGTCATGTTTTGATCCTGTTTGGAAAGAAAAAATGTGTTCAAACTTCATCAATAAAAAGGGGCAGCTATGAAAAAAATCCAAACAGCAATCGCAGGAATGGCCTGGATAACCGGCCTGGTTCTGGCCGGGTCAGAAGTCCAGTCATTTGAAACACAACTCATTGTCAGCACCGCCGGCACGATGTTGTTTGCCGTGTCCAGCATGGCGCTGATACGCATTTTAAGGGGGTAGCCATGTACGACGAATACCATCCAACATACCAACCAGATATTACAGCAATCTATACCCTTAAACCCGGCCAGGAGCAAACTTTTGACCAACCAGGATACCTGCCAGAGGTCGAATGGGTTGATATTGAAATCAACGGGTCCCCGGTGGGGATCGAGTTGTATGCCTTCCTGATTGAGCAGTTTGGAGCCGATTGGGAACAGGAGATTATTAACAGAATCCAAGCAAGGAGGGTGGCATGAAACAGAGATGCTCATGTTGCGGTGATATTTTCTATGCAGCAAATACGGCAGACGGTGAATGTCCAACCTGCCAGAAAGCAAAGAGAGATGTCGAGTCCCTGGAAGTCAAACTTGAGAGGGTTACAAACAAGCTAAACGAATTACAGGACAAATATCAGGGATTAACCGGGCAGAGGTTTGTGATGCCGTTGAGGTTGGCATGAAAACGTCAAGCCAAACATGTGCGTCATTCACGCTTGATGACTGGTGTGACAATTACCGAAAACAGAAAAAGGAGGTATCATGGAAGCAGCATTAAAAATACAAGAAAAGGGGAAGGAGCTGGTTTCTGTCAATTCCCCCATGGAAGCGATGGCCCTTGCCTTATCTCAAGGCGCAGACCTGGACAAACTGGAAAAAATGCTCGAACTCCAAGAACGCTGGGAGCGCATGGAAGCGAAAAAAGCATACACACAGGCCATGGCGGACTTTAAAGCCAATCCGCCGAAAATCAACAAAGACAAGCACGTCAATTTTTCCACGGCAAAGGGCCGCACATCATACGACCATGCCAGCCTGGGAAACGTGACGGAAAAAATCAACAAGGCCCTGGCAGAACATGGATTGTCAGCAGCCTGGAAAACAAGCCAGACGGACAAGATATCCGTGACTTGCACGATCACCCACAAGCTTGGGTATTCAGAAGAAACAACCCTGTCCGCCGATGCTGAAAATTCAGGAACGAAGAACAACATTCAGGCAATCGGGTCCACCATAACCTACCTTCAAAGATATACCCTTCTATCTCTTACCGGCCTTGCAACCCATGACCAGGATAATGACGGGAGATCCGCAGAACCCATCCAGAACATTTCCGAAAAACAAGTTTCCATTATTTACGACATGCTTAATTCAACCGAGTCTGATGAGGCTAAATTCCTTGAATGGCTGAAGGTAGAATCTGTTGAAACAATCCCTATAAACCTTTTCAATAAGGCGATGTCTGCCCTGAAAGCGAAGGTGAAAAAGTGATTATTGAAACCGGATTTGAGCAAGGGTCAGAAGAATGGCATAAGGCCCGTTTAGGATCTGTTGGCGGCACGGGAATATCAAACATAATTACCAGTACCGGAGTTATTTCAAAAAGCCGGGAAACGTATCTGTATGAGCTTGCAAGCCAGAAGATAACAGGCAAGGCAAAACCCTTGTTCACGACATACGAAATGCAATGGGGTCTTGACCATGAGCCGGAGGCCCGAGAGCTTTTTTCTTTTCTGAAAGAGGTTGAGGTCTCCCAATGCGCCATGATTTGGGCGAATGAAAACAAAAACAACCACATATCCCCAGACGGATTTTTTGCCGAACAGGACGAACAGGGGTTAGAGATCAAATGTCCTCAGTTGAAAACCCATGCAGAATATTTATCAGGTGGTGTCCTTCCAACTAAATATAAATTGCAGGTGCAATCAAGCCTTGCATTGACCGGGTGGCCTGTTTGGTGGTTTATGAGTTTTTTCCCAGGGGTCACGCCTTTTATTATCCCTGTTGAGCGTGACGAACAATTAATCAGGATTATCAAGGCTGAAATTGCCATTTTCCTGGAAGACCTTACCGCACTCATAACCAAATTAAAATCATAGGAGGTACAACATGACACCAGAGCAACTAAAAAAAGGTAATGATTTAGCGGGGAAGATAGACCGAAGCGCTAATCAACTCAAACGACTAAGACAAATCTTAAACGCCGGTATTGTTGTTGAAAATACCAAAAACAGTGCCGGGAACAGCCGCGTCTATCTCACGGATGATCAGATTGGAACTCTCATTGAAATCATTGAAAGTTTTGGGGCTAAAAATCTTAAAAACCTTGAGGATGAGTTTTTAAATATTTAAAGGGGGTAACATGACACCAGTTCCAGAGACAATCACAGACTTAGTACCAAAGACCATCACGGCGACTGCATTGTTTGCAGAAAACGGCCTGGACCCGATTCTTACAGAAATCAAAAGAAAGGTTGATGCTTTTGAGCCGAACCTTGAGACAGCGACCAGCCGGAAGGAAATCGCTTCATTTGCTTACAAAATTGCCCAAAGCAAGACCTTTCTGGACGGCCTGGGCAAAGACCTAGTTGCCGAGCAGAAAGCCAAAATTAAGTTGGTTGACGCTGAAAGGAAACGAGCCAGAGATTTTCTGGATTCCGAAAAAAACCGGGTCAGGCAACCATTGACCGATTGGGAGACCGAAGAAGCTGAACGGGAAGAAAAACGCCGTCAGGAAATGCTTTATCAAATGGATTGGGATGAGGCAATTCAGATGGATGACCTGTTCAACCGGGAGCGTGAAATCAAACGCAAAGAGGCCGAATTTGCCCGGATTGAAGAAGAACGCCGGCAGAGGGAAGAAGCTGCCCGAATTGCCAAAGAACAGGCAGAGCGTGAGGAACGGCTGAAAAGAGAGGCCAAAGAACAGGCAGAAAGAGATGCCCAGGCAAAGGTTGAAGCTGAACGTCAGAGAGCTTTAAAAGCAGAGCAGGACGCAAAAGAAGCGGCTGAACGAGCAGAGCGTGACCGGATTGCAGCAGAAGAACGGGCAAAGATTGAAAAAGAACAGGCTGAAAAAGCCCGGATTGAAGCTGCAAGGCAGGCAGAAATCGAGAAACAGAAAGCCATTGAACTTGCCACCCGTCAGGCAGAAGAAAGGGCCAGGCTTGAAAAGGAAGCGGCTGAAAGAAAGGCCGCAGAAGAAAAGGCCGAACGTGACAAAATTGCAGCTAACAAGAAACACCAGGCGAAAATTAACAACAAGATTCTGACCGCCATGGAAAATACCGGGATCTCCCAGAATGTTGCCAAGGCTGTAATTTGTGCCGTTGCTAAAGGTAAGATTCCACACATGACGATTAATTATTAATGGGGTGGCCCTCGTAAACACCGAATTAAAAAATTTTAAAGCAGGAAAGGGAATAAAATGGCTGTAAATTTGAAATTAAGGCAAGGGTTAAAAGAATACCAAGAGAAATTAAAAAAGGGTTTAGTTGAAAAGCCGGAAATCCTGGACCCTATCGAAAAGGCAAAACAAAACCCAACCAGCCTGAGAGCAGCGATAAACGCCAAATGCTATGATTGTTGTTGCTATCAAAAAGTAGAGGTTAAACTCTGCACGGCTGTTGATTGCCCATTATATAGCGTTAGGCCGTGGCAGCCATGACAGACCAGCAGAGAATCAAACAGATAGCAAACGAGGCCGACCAGCTTATCTCAACCGTCCTAAAAATTGATGTGGATGATTTATCTCTGGAAGCACGGGGCCTGGTCCTGGGGTTCGTGACAAACTTGAAAGAGGTTATTAACCAGTTTGAATGCTCTGGCAAGGAGCTTGTCTAATGACTTTCGACCAGTGGTACAGCAAGGTTAAGTTTACAAAAACCGCCTATTTTGCGCGAGACCTAAAACCCCTGCTTTTAAAATGCTGGAACGCTGCAAATCCACCCAAAAAGCAGACCAGAAGCCAGGCCCAGAATAGTTATATGTGGGGAGTTGTCTATAAAATCATGTCAGATGAAACCGGATATTTACCAGACGAGGTGCATCAGCTTATGGCAAAACAGTTCCTTTCATACGAGAGCCAGGGGGAAATGTTTGTCCGGTCTACTACCCGGTTAAACACAAAGGAAATGGAAGATTATTTAGAAAATGTCCGGCGGTTTGCAACTGTGGAATTGCACTGTTTCATACCTTTACCCAATGAAACTGAATTTTCCTATGTAGTAAAAGAGGCAGTAAAATGACCCCATACCCAAAAAGGAAAAGAATATCCCTGTCCAGGAACAGCAAGGCATGGGAAGAGCTTGTGGCTGAGGTCTTTAAACGTGATGGGTATCGCTGTTTCTGGTGCGGGAAAATATTTAAACCAAATTATCTTGCCCCTTGTCATATCAAGTCTGTGGGCGCTGGTGGTGACGATATAGCAGAGAACCTGCGGACTGGCTGCAAATCATGCCATGGCAAGGAGCATAATGGTGAATTTCTAAATGGTGGGCCTCCTTTTAAAAAATCCCACAATCGCGGCCAACTGGAGCCGAAAGCCCCGCTGCTTCAAGCGTGACCTGGGCAAATCCATCCCAGGACGCCGTAATGGACATCCGGCGTTCTGGGGCAACCTTAAACAAAAGGGGGAGCGATGATGCCAGCGATATCAGACAACAAATTTAAGCAGGATTGGCAAGACGCTGAAAAATGGCGGGAATATGAGGACTGCAAAGAAATTAATCTTAAAACAGCCCAGGAAATGAGCTTTTTGAACTGGCAGGCGATATGGGACGAACTGAACCGGCTGGACCGGGAACGGCTGGGGATTTGATGGCACAAAACACAAAATTAATGTTTGACTTTTACCGCCGTTTAAAGACCCCCGGTGGCAGAAAAAACGGCTTCAGATATTCGAGCGGGATCACTGGAAATGCAGATATTGTAACGACGAAAAAGCAGTTCTCCATGCTCACCACATCTTTTACGATAAGGGGAAAGCCCCATGGGAATACGAAAATAAAAACATTATAACTCTGTGTGAAAATTGTCATAGATTTGAACATGACAAAATGGAAGACCCACTATCCTTACTTGAGGTCGTTCTGTTAAGGACAGGGGTCCCGCCAATAATAGGATTGGCGTGTTTGAGTTTTTTTGTGAAGAGAGAGGGCCACGAAAATTTTATTAAATTTATGAGGAAAGAATTGTCACTGAGAGAGGATGTTGGGTGTATTTTTGGTGATCGCCTTAGATGGTTTATGGATGAGGTATAGATGTGGAGTGTGCGATGGTAATAAAACTTTCCGATCATAGAAGGATAGGGAAAGGGTGTATTTTTATAGCCAGAGACATTGATAGTTCTCCTATCATGAAACAACCTCCTGTTACTCGTGAGGTTTGGTTTTATATTCTGAGAAAGGTCTCTTATAAAGATATCGAAAAATTTAAAAGAGGACAGGGATTTTTCCAAATTCCTAAAATTCAGAATGATTTATCATGGAAGGTCGGAAATTCAATAAGAACATATAGTTATAAACAAATTCAACAATCAATCCGAAGGTTGGCCGAAGGGCATAACATAACGTCTCGGAAGGGTAAGACTGGAATTATTATAACTGTCTGTAATTATGATGAATACCAAAACATGGAAAGCTACGAAAGGTATAACAAAATGTCTCCGAAGGATTCCGAAGGGCAACTCTCTTATATAAACAGACAAGAAGGTAAGATAAGAAAAAAACTAATAGCCGATTCTGACGAATCAGCAAATTTAGAATTTATAGATTTTTATCTTACAAAATCAGGGAAAAAATTAACCGGGAAACGGCTTGTTGCGTTTAACGAGTTTTGGAGTTGTTATAATTTTAAACGTGGCAAGGCGGCAGCGGCAGATGCTTGGCTTAAAATTCCTGTCCTTAATAGGTCTATCATGTCCCAAATATTATCAGCCGCAAAAAATGAGGCTAAGAGGAGAGTTGATCTTGTGGCAAAAGGACAATCACCTAAATGGGCGCAAGGGTGGATATCTGAAAGAAGATGGGAAGATGAAGCTTATCAGCCACAAGTAGAATCATTACCAAAACGAAAATCAATAGAAGCCAGAAGAGAAGAAGAAAAAGAATTTTTTTTAAACAGGGAGATGCCATGAAACTTCCGCCACAAGACATATCCGCCGAAGAAAGCCTACTGGCAAGTATTCTTGTAAATGATAAATGTTTTAAAGATTGTGATTATTTAAACCCGGATGATTTTTATAAAACAAAACACCAGCGCATTTTTGAAGCCATGAAGGAGCTTGCGTTTAAAGGAGAGCGGATAGACCTTGTTACGATTGGCGGGAAACTAAAAAATACTGATGGGGCAATCCAGCACATTATGAGCCTTGTGGATAATGCTCCAATATCAATGAACCTTAAAGGACATGCCAAAATAATTCATAATAATTCCGTCAAAAGGTCATTACTGACAACCATCAACACAATCGGCGATAAAATTTACACAGACCAGTTTGAAAACATATTGGATTATGCCCAATCCGAGATACTTAAATATCGTGTTTCCAGGGACCAGGGTGAAATATACAGCATCAAAGACCTGATACACGAACAGATAGACCGGATTGAAAAAAACAATACGATCAAAGAGCGGTCAGGTATCTCTATCGGGCTTAGTTCTCTTGATAAATGGCTCAACCTGCAAGACGGTGTGTATTCTGTTATCGCCGGAAGACCAAGTATGGGGAAAACAGCTTTTGCGCTGACAATAATCCGCAATATGACCATGGCCGGCGGGAAACCAGGGATAATCTCTCTGGAAATGGGCAGAAACAAACTCATAAACCGCTGGCTTGCCATGCTGACCGGCATAAACACAATGAATTTCAACAGGTATCAGGCTTTAAACCAACAAGATTGGCAGAAATTGCGTGATGCAGCCTGCACTATTTATGATTTATGGGATGTTTTAATATCAGATGCACCAGCGAAAAGCATTGAAACCGTTGAACGTCAAGCAAGACAAATGGTGTCAGATGGTGCGGATTGTATTTTTATAGACCAGTTGAGCCATATCGGGTCCACATCTGATGATGATGTCAAAAATTACACAAGGCATAGCAACAGAATTGCCAGATTAAAAAAAGAGTTGAACGTGCCAATTTTTCTTTTGGCGCAACTAAACCGAAAAGTTGAGGACCGGGCAGATAAAGAACCAAAATTATCGGATCTCAAAATGTCAGGGAGTTTAGAAGAAGATAGTGACGTTGTGTTTCTTCTGTATCGCCCTGAATATTACGAGACTGAGATTGAAAAGAAAAAAGAAAAAGCCAGAGATGTTGTTGTCAATATTGCCAAAAACCGTGACGGGGTGACGTATCGGGAAAGCGATGTAATTGTTTTTGATAAAGGCAGGACGTTGTTCGAGGAAGATTTTTCACGGGTGCAAAAATATATTTAAGGGGGAAGCATGAAAAAACTTGAGTGTATATCGTTTAGAAATTTTAGGAGAATAAAAATGAAAGAAAAACAATCAGCATTTGAATACGCATTGGAAAAGCTGAACAATGCAGACCTTTTACAAACCATTGTTGAATTTGCGAACCAGGAGCATGACGGTCATTTTGCGATACTTTCATTCACCACCGGGTACAAGGTTGCTTTTGGGACACCTGATTTGGACGGCGGTTATGGCCGGGAACAAGTCATGGGGTTAAAAGGGTTTAAAACCCTGAGGGATGCCATGATTCATGCAATTTTATATCACCAAGACTTTTAAATCTAAGGAGCAAGAATGAAAATCGGAGTCAGAATCAAATTAGACGTAACCAAAATTGAGAAACCCCGCTTATTCAAAGGCAAGAAAGGCGGCGTGTACCTGGACGCAACAACCTTTATCGACCTGGAAGAACAGGACCAGTACGGCCAGAACGGTTTTATCAGCCAGGACGTGACCAAAGACGAGCGCGACCAGGGGGTTAAGGGACCGATAATCGGTAATGTCAAGGTTTTTTACAGGGCAGATGACGAGCAACCCCGGCAGCAACCCAGGCAGGAGCAAGCGCCGGATGATGACTCAGACACGATACCGTTTTGACCTGATAACTACTTATTATGGAGACAGAATGAATAAAATAACAGAAATAATACCAGACAATATGCCGATTTGGGCGAACAAAGCAATGGAAAGCGGGCAATTTTTTAAACTTGCTATAGAGAGGATTGAATATCTTGAGAAAGAATTAGCAGGACATCCCCATGATATTGACGCTGTTGAAGAATTGAAACAGGCAACACTTGAATGTGATGAACAGAATGGGAAAGAACGGCTGTGGGGATGGTTTGAACTGAGTTATGCAAGTTTCTTAACTATACCAAGGGTTTTAATGCACGCAATGCCAGATGATTGGCAGAACCAAATGGCAGCATTGCTTGAAGAATATCAAGATTTCTATCCTAATCAACCGGATTTAGGAACCCGAGTCCAAGCTGTTAAAGATGGCAGAATAACTAAAATGCCAGAGTTTTTGAAAAACTACAGGCATCCTGATTATAGAGCCATTGAGAAACTAAAACACTACGATGAAATCCGCTAATAACGGCATACAACGGACATCGCTACGCTTGCCGATGATGTCCATATTGAGAGGACAAAATGAAAAGAAAGTTTGAAGTTGAAATGGACTTAGACGGACGATTAAGGCCAATGTCTAATTCTTTAGATTTGAAATGGTTGCTTGCTGTATCTGAATCAGGGTATTGCAGGTCGGTAAATATTACAGAAAAGCCTCTCAATACGGTTGTTGAAGATGGGCAGGCTAATAATTGTGCTGAAAAGTATTGCAACATTTATCTGAGTTGCACAAACCCAAAATCAAAGCAGTGCTATAAAACGCCTGCCACTAAAGCAATCAACCGGATAAACCGGTTATCGGACCAAAAGGAAATATGAAAATATCACTTTTAACAGATGCACCAAAACATAATCTTGCTTTGATGAAAATTAGCACAATGCACAAAGAAAGAGGCGATTCCGTTATATTAAATGCGCCTGTTTTCCCGGCAGATTATACCTATGCTTCGATACTTTTTGAAAAAAATATCAACATATTCATAGCTGATGAATATGGTGGGCCAGCAATCAAAAATAGTATTTTACCATTAAAAATGGATGACTATTTCATGCCGGATTATTCTCTTTTTAATCTTGATTATAGTCTTGGATATACTTTTAGACCATGTTTTAATTCGTGCAATTTCTGCAAAGTTCCTAAATTTAATCACCCTGATTCTGATCACCATTCAATATGGGACTTTCACGATACTCGGTTTAAAACAATTTGCCTGTTGAATAATAACACATTCCAAGACCCGCAATGGAAGGAAACATTTGAAGAAATTTGGGATGCAGATTTAACCGTGATTGATGAAAATGGATATGATTTGAGGTTACTTGATGATGAAAAAACAGACGCTTTAAAACGAACAAAATTTAAAGGCAAACTGCATTTTGCATGGGATCGGATGCAAGATGAACCTCTTATTTTAAATAACTTAAAACTTCTCAGGAAATATAAAATATCTGGTTCAAGGGTTTATGTCCTGATCGGATACAACACCACCAGAGAAGAAGATATTTACCGCTGTCAAAAAATAATCGAACATAAGCAAGACCCATACATAATGCCGTATAAAAGAACTAAAGACAATCGAGCCTTTAAGCGTTTTATAGATTCTTTTATGTGGAGAAAATTCAAAACGATAGAACAAGCGTGGGGCGAGTATGCGGTATGAAACCGCCAATAAGCTCATAGAGCGGACGGAAAAAGACCCGCCGCTCATACGCG